CTAAAGTGAAAATAGAGTCAACTAGAATCACAAAAAAAGGGACAAAAATGATTACATATAGCCACGAAAAAGGAATCTCATTCAAACAGGTTCTCGTTAAAAATTAATATAAAAAATATAAATCCCAAAACCCAATAATTATGAAAAAAGTAAACTTAAACCTTGGAATGTACGAACAAAGGCTATTTAGTAACCTAGTTAAGTTGCAAGAAATTTTTGCAAATGCTGACGATGTTCAATTGTATGATGTATCAAAGTCCTTTAACGGACACGGTCATTACAGAGTTAATCTGGAATTAATCATTAACGGAATTACGAAAACTTTCTCAACCGTAATAGACAGTATGACAGTAATTGACGACTGGAATGATGAAGATGGAGATGTTACTTCGGAAACAATTATGTATGTGATTGGTAAATTTGAAGATCAAATTGATGAATATTTAATTGAAATTTCTGAAAAAGCATAATCAAAAACCCAAAAATTATGATAAGTTTTAAATATTACAAAAGTTACGGAATAGAATATTGTTTAGGAAGTGCGACTGTTCAAGGATTTATGGGTAGACCTCTTAAAACTTTTACAGGTGGATACATAAAAGCAGTAGAGAAAGCAGAAAAGTATATAGATAGTAATATTAAACAACTTTAAAATTATGAATACAGACAGTAAAAAAACACAAAATAAGCAATGCAATATACCCGTTGCTGGGCGTATTGCGATTACTTACGAACAATTTCAAGGAGCACTAAAGGTTGTAAATGAATACAAAACACAACTTGAAGAACACTATAAGGCTGCAAAAAAGCAAATAGAAGACATTCCAAAATTTGCCAATGTAACAAAAGAAACTTTAATTATTGATACAAACATATCTGTTAGGTTACTTAATATATTAAGAAGTAATGGCGATAAATTAAATATAGAATGGCTTAATACAAATTCTACTATTAAAGAGCTAGAAGGTTTATCAATGACTAAATTTTTACAATGCCGTATTGCAGGTAAAAAAAGTTTGCAAGAATTAAAAGAGTTGTGTTTCTATGCTGGTATTAAACTACTTCCGTAGCATTTCGCCCAACTACTTATATGGAGAACAAATGAAAAACTACAAACAAGAATAATCAATAACTAAAAAACAAAATAAAAATGAGACTAGAAAAAAAGATTGAACGAGAAGATAAATTTTGTGAAAGCATCGACTGTGAAAGAACGGAAGATACCAAACAATTTATATATGATAGCCGAAATGATGTTCACGCAATAAATTTGCCTTGGGTGCTTCACGAATATAAACAATGGATGATTAACCAAGGTTTCATTAAAGAACTAAAGTAAGCCTTGTATACAACTAGTTATATAGAGAACAAATGAAAAACTACAAACAAGCATCAAAAGTAGGGCAGGAGTTAATCATGCCTTACTTAAAAAAACGAATGAAAGAAAAAAAAGTAACCATCAGAAAGCTCGTTATAATCCTAGAGGTCAGTGAGCCTACTCTAATAGGCTATTTTAAACTAAAGACACCTATGCCGCTAGGTGTGTACTTAGAGATTTGTGAAGTACTAGATCTAAGACCTTATCTCATTCCAACGGAAAGCGATAACACGGAAATGAAAAGAATGTTTTTTTAATTAAAAAAATCATCTAAATAGTTTGTATAACATAGTTTTTTAAACTATATTTACAACTCCAACACTAAGACTAAACTGATTCATTCAGGGTACTTAGTGTTTTCTTATTTTAAGCAAAGCCTAAGACTCTTTAAAACTTAGGCGTGGACGTAACAGCAAGATATTTAAATAAGACCGTAGCGCAATTAAAAAAAATTGCAGTCAGACACTTCCATCTGTTTATTAGAAATAGAGACAAGGATCAGCCCTGCATATCCTGTGGACGCTACACAACTCTCCAGGCAGGTCACTACTTCAGTGCAGGGCTCCACCCTCTTTTAAAATTCGAAGAAGATAATGTAAACGGACAATGTGTTCAATGCAATTACTTCAATCATGGAAATGAATCTATGTACGCTATCGCTTTAAAAAAAAAGATAGGAACAGAACGTTTTGAGAAACTCAATTTAAAACACGCAATGGGGAAACGCACCAAATTCAAATGGGATCGATTCTCATTAATCAACGTTATTGAAAAATACAAAACCTTAAATAACATGAAAAACGGAGGAACATCTACAATATAAAAAAAACAGTCTCCACCCCGTGGGGAAAGTAGACCTTAACAGATAGAAACAATTATAGTAATGGCATACGACAAAAAACAAATAGAATCAATCTTTAGTGATATTGTAAAACAAATATCTAAAGGCAAATCTTTAAGAGAGGTATTGAGACAACCAGACATGCCTTCTAGTAGAACTTTCTTTAAATGGTTAGGTGGAGACGATGAAAAAGTAAAACAATACGCGCGAGGATGTAACGAGAGGTCAGAAATGATTTTCGACCAGATATTAACTATAGCAGACGCAACAGAGGATGATGTTATAATAAACGAAGAGGGTAAACCAATAACTAATCACAATGTAATTCAGCGAGACCGACTAAGAGTTGATGCTCGTAAATGGGCGTTAGCAAAAATGAACCCTAAGAAATACGGTGATAAACAAGCTATTGAAATGGATATAAAAGAAGAAAAACCGTTTGCATTTAAAATAATTGATGGAAGAAGTAACTAACATACTAGCACCGCAAGCGGAGTTCATTACTTCAACGCATAGGCACACAGGATTGATTGGTGGTTATGGCTCTGGCAAAACGTTTGTAGGCGTCACTAAATCTATTATAAAACATAGGCAGTATAAAACAAACGTGGCGTATTACCTGCCCACATACCCTCTTATAAGAGACATAGCATTTCCTAAGTTTGAAGAGATTTTAAACAAACAAGGAATTGCGTATGATTTAAACAAAAGCGATAAAACATTCACAACACAATATGGGAACATTGTGTTGAGATCGATGGATAATCCTGACCTTATTGTGGGTTATGAGGTCGGGTATTCATTGATTGACGAGGCTGATGTATTGTCAATTAATAAAATGAAAGATGTGTTTGTTAAAGTAATTGGCCGTAACCGCTCAACACTACCGAATGACGAACAAAATCAATTAGACTTTGTATCAACTCCAGAAGGTTATAAGTTCTTACACGACTTTTTTGTCACCAAAGCAAGCGAAAACAAGCTTCTAATAAAGGTTAGTACTCTGAGCAACCCTTTTGTGTCAGAATCTTACATAGACTCGCTGTTAGAGTCTTACACCCCTCAACAGATCCAAGCATACATTGATGGTGAGTTCGTCAATATGACCTCTGGTAATGTATATCACATGTTCGATAGAAAGCGAAACCATTCAGACAGAGAAATTAAACCAAAAGAAACTTTACATATTGGAATGGACTTTAACATAACCAATATGTCCGCCGTCATTCACGTCACAGACTCTAAAATCATCACAGCAGTCGAAGAGATTACAAAAGGATATGACACACCAGATATGATTCAAAACATCAAAGAGCGCTTCACAGGTCATAAAATAGTGATCTATCCCGATGCTTCTGGAGATGCTCGAAACACGGCAGGGGAAAGCGATATTAAACTATTACGAAAGGCAGGGTTCACTATAAGAACACGATCAAAGAATCCAAGTGTAAGAGATCGTATCACAACGGTCAACACATCTTTTTTAAACGCTAAAGACGAAACAATCTATTACGTGAACACAAATAATTGTATCGAATATACAGATGCCTTAGAAAGAATGCCTTACAAGAATGGTCGACCAGACAAAGAAAGCGGATTCGATCATATTACAGACGCAGGCGGTTATGCGCTGTATCAAATCAAGAGCATATCACACGCCCCAAGAAAAGCAAAACAATTGGCATTAAGATGAAAGTAAAAGACCTATTAAAATATAACGAAGAAGAACTAAAGGAAATGTTAATCCTCTCTAAATTGATGCCTGAATCTGTGGACGCCATGTTTAAGATCAAGTCATTCACCAAATTGAAATACAAACAAGTGCTCAAACTAAAGGGAATGGCAGAGGAAACAAATGCAATAGACGACACCATCATTAAGTACATAGCCAGCTTAAATGGATACAAAATAAAAGAGAGGGATATTATAAATAGCAGCGTCAGGAATTACTTTCAAACCATCAACCAAATTGAATTGAATTTTAAGCAGATTAAGGAATATGAAATGTTATTGAATGCAGAAGTTGACGGTAAGCTAGAATCAGCAGGAGTAGATGAGCTGAATCAATTCGGAGCCTTGAACACCATAGACTCTTTGGCAGGTGGTGACCTACTCAAATGGAAGTCGGTTGTAAAAATAGAATGGTGGGACGTCTTCAACAAGCTTTACAAGTCCAAGATTGAGAATGACATACGCAAGAATTTAGAATTACAAAGACAAATGGAAAAATAAATAAAGTCAAAATGATAAACGACACTTTAAAAACATTATTCGAGAAATGGAACACAGACCAGAAGTGTGACAAGTGTTGGGTCTATGTTCCAACATTCAATGATGCCATAAAAGGAAACACAAATCTTTACAAGCCAACTAAAGAGGCTATATGCTGCACACACGCATTCTTAGAGGGGCTTACAATCAAGCCCAATAAAGAAATTAACAACTTTACAGGAATGGCAACGGTTACTTATTGTGATTATTTCCTACACTTTAAGATCGTTGAAAAGTCAGACTTTCAAATGCAAAAAGGTAGCGAATTAAAATGTGGCGATAGCATATTCGACAAGCACGTAGCACCGCTAATCGACTGTCTCTCATGTAACTTTGAGGAGGACGTATGCGCTTTGTTTGAGGGTGGTACTGGGATTGTATTCAACGAAGAAACAAAGCCCTACTTCTCGTTAGGAGATGAAAACTGGGCAGGACTTGATTATAGACTGACACTAAGAGAATATAAATGATAGCAACAGCAACCATACAGAAAACAATCGATGAGTCACTTACACAGGGGCTGCTCAAAATAGTTGAAGAGCTAAAAGAAAAGCACATTGAACTCGGACAAAAAGCTAGTGGTAAATGGGTCAATAGCCTAGAGGTGGTTGTAAGTAACGGAAAGGGATTGATCTTAGGTGAAGCCTACACAGAGCAATTAACCAAGGGTCGACCACCAAACAAAAACCAAAACACAGAAGACTTGAGAAAGTGGGCAGGTTGGGCAGGCAACACCTTTATAAAAGATTGGGTTAAAGAAAAAAATTTAAACCTCAATCCTTTTGCAGTCGCTTTTAACATAGCAAAAAAAGGAACTGTAAGTTATGGGAAAGGAGGCTCTGATTTAATCGATGGCGTGATAACAGAACAAAGAGTCAATGAATTATATCAAGGCGTGGGGCTTGATGCCTCCTTTGTAATATCAAAAGAAATAATGAGATGAAAAACACAAATAAAATGAAAGACTACACAAAAAACATTGAACCAATTTCAGACGCTGAAATAGAAAGCATAAAAGCAAAGGTAAGATCAAATCACGAAAACAAGACCAAAGCAATTTCTAAAATGATCGTAATATCTGCAACACTATTAGGAATAGTATTGTTTTCGTGTGCCATATATGTTCTAAAATGGCACTTCTTAACACTCGTAGGAGCTTTGATTTTTGCAAACGTTATATCATTAAAAATAAGTAAGTATGCCAACTAAGATAAATGGAAGTATTCCAGTTCCAATCCAGTACATTATACCAGACGATCGATTTTCGGTAGCTGCATACAATGATAATTATTACAGTTTTAGCTCAAACAATCCGCTCGATGCGGATTATTGCGTCATAACAGCTGAAGGAATTGAATACATTTTGCAACCAGATAAAGACGGGATCTTCACTTATAATACATACGAGTTCGCCAGAGAGCTTTTCGTGTACGAAGATGGTTTTGATTATGCATCTTCACAAGTTGACATCAATCAGTTTAAAGAAATAACAATTAACATAAAGATAGTGTTGCTGAATGGCCAAGAAGAACTTGATGCCTTGACTATTGTTTTTTACAATTGTGTTTTTCAAAATTGGGAATACCCGTTTAAAGAAGATGGGTTCACAAATCTATCAGAGGCTAAGATGCCATATTTTGTAGGGTATCCTTTTGAGTATAGCAGCTATCTAACAGAAGAGGTTACGAGAACGTTGGTTGATGACGGAAGCGGAATTGGATTAGACGAGAATGTTAGAAATATTGAAACAAATTGTGATGGAGTATTTATCAAATTCCACAATTCAAAATACGGCTATTCTTATTATTTATTTGAGTCGGTGTCGAAAGAGCGATTTAGAACAAAAAGCATAGGCAATCTAAAAGAACCGTTTTCATGGACAGATAATTACTTAGACATTGGAAAAGATGGTCAGAGAAAAATGGAGGTCTTCGCATACGTGGATTACAACGATCGGGAAATCATAAAAGCACTAGCAAAATCAAATGAAATCTATCTATATACGGGAAACAAAGGAGATGCAGCAGATGAAACTAAATGGCTAAAAGTTAAAGTCGATAAAATGAATATTGATGAAACAAATAAGAACAATACATTTCCCCAGAGAGTCGTAATTAATTTACCACAAGAAAAAACAAGAACTAGAATATAGAAATCAAATGAGTGAAGTAAGATTATATTTAGACGGTGAATTGGTAGATGTTGACCCCAAGACAGTCATTTCAGAAACAAAGCAGATCAATGATTTCTTTGAGTTTCAAAATAGACAGGCCTCTTATACCAAAAATTTTACAATACCCTTAACCAGCCAATCAAGTAAAATCTTAAGCCGTATAGGTGACACTTACAACACGTCTAACAAGCCTTACAGAAATTTAAAAGCAGATTTATACAGAGGTGGCACCGCAACCATATTAAGTGGCACTTTCAATATTAAATCTGTTATAGAACGAAAAGAAGTAAGGGGCAATATACAGGACGGCATCGTTTCCTTGTTTAGTGAAATGGGGAACAAGTCGATAGCGTCTTTGAATTTTTCAGGAGTTACGCACAAATTCGAGACGTCAACAGTATTGTCAAGTTTCACAAACGAATGGCAGCAAGGTTACATCTACGCCTTTTCAGACTTTGGTTTGTTTGATGAAACAGATGTTGATCTTAGGTATCAAGTGCCCTCATTGTTTATGCGATGGATATTCGATCAGATATTTATAGACTCTGGATTTACATATTCGTATAGAGGCAATGACAATCCATTTGAAAGTGCAGACTTTAAAACAAAAATAATTAGTTTAAATAAGGGATTCGTCTTTAAAGACCTTCCAGACAATCCAATAAGAAAATTAGAATTAGATGGATTAGACACTATTACACAACAAGGGCGATTATACATGCGATTAATTGAAGTTTACGACCCCGACCAATATCACAGCGTTTCCGCATCACCAAACGAAAACCAGAGTTTGATAATACCAACCGCAAATGATTACTTTGAAATTACGGTTGATGGCAACTTAGTAGGTGATGCTAAAATCGTGATTGAATTAGACGATAATGTTTTATACACAATCAATGAAGGGTTAGGGTTCTCGGAATCTATATTCGTTTACCTAACCATAAATAGTAAAATTAAAATATATTCAGAGTCAAACTCTGCGACAGGGTATTCTTATGACTTTACGTTCAAGATGTTTAAAGACTCTGGAAATGATGTAATTAACTTCAATTCATACTTAACAAACCTAAAACAAAAAGACTTCTTCAAAGGCATTTTGCAAATGTACGGACTGATAGTGCAGAGAGAAAAGGGCACGAATAATTATGAGTTCATTAAAATAGAAGAGCTTTTTTTAAACAGGTCAGACGCTCAAGACCTGTCGAAAAAGCAGCACAAGTTAAAAAGTGAAAAATTCAAATACAACAATTACGGACAGGTAAACGATTTAAGATACAAATATGACGACTCAGGCGCAAACTTCGCAGACGGTTCTTTTTTCATAGACGATGAAACGATAAGGAAAAGCGCAACCATATTAACAGTCCCTTTCAAAGCCCCAAAACTAAGCGGCACGTCTTTTAATAATGAGTTTGTTTTTGAGACGCCTTTATTTGAGGTGCAAAGAAATGACAATGGAACTGTCAAGGAAGTGAAGCCTAAAAATTCAACGGCATACGTAATGAATGTAGGGCTTAAAAACGGGAGTTTCGACTTCAATACAGGCGGCGCAACGACACCATACACAGGAAGCATAGCAATAGCAAACTTTGATGGGTTGAATTTCAACGTATTGTTGGCGAACCATTACAGCTCATTCATTAGAACCATAAGCAGAGCGAAAATAGTAGAGGTTGAAATGGAATTAACAGCGAATGATGTTTATCAATTTGACTTTTTAAAGTTGATATACCTACGAAACGAGCAAAGGTATTATTACTGCAACAAAATAGAAAATTTTAGAGAAAACAAGGTCACAAGAATGAATCTTCTAGAGGTCAACTCGAGCAGACAAACAACAGGGGAGTATAGCGACGATTACAATAACGATTATAATATATAAAAAATGGCACAAAAAGGCAGATCAGATTTAGTAGGTGAAAGTAACTCTACATTTCCAACAAACAATTCAAAATTTATTGAAGCGGTAAATCACCGAACGTATAATGACGATATAATAGATAGCAAGTTTAATTTAATTGATGATAAGTTAAACAACCTAACCTATATTGATGGAACCACAGAAGTAACGTTAGAACAATATTTAGATAGTATTCAAGAAGACTTAGGTGCATTAGCAGAAGGTACTGTTAGTGGCATTGATGTTGCAGGCACAAACACGCTATCGGTAACGGGTGATTTTGCAAGTGCCACAACAGCGATTTCAGATATATCATCCGTAATTACTGTTAATTTTGCAACAGCCTTAGCAGACGCAAACTATCTTCCTATAATTGTATATCAAGTCCCAGATGCACCGAGTAACCAGGCTTTTAGCGGCAACGCATTTATTTCAAGAAACACAAATAGTTTTTCATTTAAAATATCTGAATGGACAGCGGAGCCACAATCATTAACAGCGTACATAAGAATCGTAAAATTTGCAATATAATGAAATACACAATTAGAACAACGGAGGTAGGATTAATAATCGCATTAAACAGATGGAAGCCCAAGTATAGAAAAGTACTGAATAGTGAAGGTGAACAAACAGGCGTAATACAATACTATGAAGTCCCAGAAGACTTAGAACAAATCTCAAAAGAAACCTATCAAGGATTAACACAAAGAGAAGATTTGCCCTTCATTAAATGGATTGACGGCCACGTAATTCAAGAAACTGAATCAGAGAAAAAAGCCAGAATAAAAGCAATTGAAGATCGAATAAAACAGCAGGAATTATTGCAATTAAAAAAAGACATCACAAGACTTTCTAAATATGTTCAGCTAAGTGTAGAGGGTAGGAATTTAATAAAAGAGCGAAATGGATAAGATTACAATTGCGGAATTTGAAATAGGGACGGATGTATTAATAGCACAAGCGACAAAGGCTAAGGCTTCGCTTGATGCATTAAGAGTAGATCAAAAGAAACTAGCCAAAGAAACAGGAGGCACTTCTACGGAGGCGTACATTAAAAATGCAGCTTCTATAAAAAATCTGAACACCGAATACAACACCTACACCAAGGCCTTGCAGGTATCTTTGGATGAAACTGGCAAAATTACAAAGGTTCAGAAAACTTTAAACACTGAATTAAACAGGACGGCAAAGTCGATAGACGGTGCTAGAGCCTCCAACAAAGAACTTTTAAAAGTTAGGAATCAACTCAATCTAACGACCAAGGAAGGTGTTAAGCAACAGCAGCAGATTAATAAAAAAATTGATGAAAATAATAAATTCATAAAAGACAATGTAAGCGAACTTGAGAAGCAAAAGATAGGCATAGGAGATTATGCGGGTGGAATTGAAAATGCGATAGATAAGACTGGAATATTTGGCACATCGTTAAAAGGAGTGACTACTGAGATTAAAAACATTATAGGGCCTCTAACAGCTTCGGTAACACAACTTACTGGACTTTCAAAAGCCCAACAAGCTGCAGCTGCAACCACTTCTAAATCATCAAAAGCATTAAGGCTATTCAAAATTGCTTTAATTTCCACAGGAATAGGCGCAATAGTAGTTGTAATAGGGTCATTAATAGCAGCCTTTGCGAGTACGCAACAAGGCATTGACGCCATCACAAAAGCATTAGCCCCCTTAAAGGGTGGCATACAAGGTATTATTTCAGTGTTTCAAAAATTAGCACTAAATATTGGAGATATATCCGACAAAGTATTTGGTCAATTCAAAGATAATTTTACGATTGCTAAAAACACAGTCCTTTCAGGAGTCGATCAAATCAGATTGGCATGGAATAAACTAACAGGAGACACTGAAGAGGCAGCCGAAATACAACTTAGAGTCGCAGAGCGTGCTAAAGAGACGGCGGAGGCTGTAGATAGAAGCAAAGATCGAGCAGAAGGATTTGTGACCGCATTAAAATCAGCAGGAAAAGAGATTGCAGCAGCAGCAGAAACGCAAAAAGAGATTGTAGAACTAGGCATTGAAATAGAAAAAAAGGAAAATGACCTAATCTTAATTAGAGCAAAGCAAAATTTGATTGTCAAAGAGCAAAACAAAATAGCAGAGGACGTCACTAAGACCTTAGCGGAACGAGAGGCAGGCGCAAAGGCAGCAAACGAAGCGTCTATTGAATTGCAGGAACAAGAATTACAGTTAAGTAATTTAAGAATATCCCAAAAAGAAAAAGAACTTTCCCTAAATGATACGGGTCGAGCCGATCAAGGCGAATTAAATAAAATAATTGCAGAGCGTGACGTAAAGGCAACTGCACAATTAGAGGCGCAAACAACTATTACGAACAAGCTGAACATCATTAGACAAAGTGCAGCAGGAGAACAACAAAAGAGAATACAAGAGGCTGCTAAAGCACAACAAGAAGCGATTAAGAGACAGGAAATTGAATTACAATTATTTGAATTAAAAAGCCAAACAGAAGCAGACTCCCTAAATGAAAAAAAAGAACTGATCGACGAAGTTTTGCAAAAAGAATTAGAGATAATCGACGCAAAACAAGCTGCAAACCTTTCTGAAAACGAAGCAGATATTGCAAGGATAGAAGCTAGAAAAAATGCAAAAGACCAAATTGCAAAGATTGTAGAAGACGAAAAACAAATTGAGCGTAGTCGTTTGGATTTCAAAACACAATTAATAGAACAAGAGAAAGCACTTGAACTAAATAAAGAGGATTTATTAAAATCTTTAAGAAATGAAAGACGACTACTAGAAGCAAACACACAACAGGAACAAGCCGAAATACAGTTAGAGATAGCCAATCAGCAAGCGCAAGCGAGAATTGAAAATGAACTAACCAATCTTCAAATAGAAGAAGAGGCAAAGCGAGAACAAAAATTAGAGTTTGAACTTGAAAATGCAGAAACACAATTAGAAAAAGATGAGTTAGAGCAGGAAGCAAAAGTTGAGAAACTTGAAAGAGATTTGGAATTTGAAGAGGCTAAGAATATTGCGTTTCAAGAAGTTGAGGCAAACTATCAAATTAAAAAACAACAACTAGAAGAAAAATCAGACACAGCGCAAAAAATAGCAAACATTGAAAACTTTAAAAATAGAGTTTCAATAGCAGAAAAGGGCGCAAAGGATCTGCTAACAATATCGGATGCTTTGTTTGGCAAGAGCAAGACAGCAGCAATAGCGAGCATCGTTATAGGTAGAGCCGCATCAATAGCGCAAATTATATCAAATACTGCAATCGCAAACGCAAAAGCAGCAGCAGCGACACCATTAACAGCTGGACAACCGTTTGTTACAATTAACACAATTTCTGCAGGGCTAAGTGTTGCGGCTTCAGTTGCTAGTGGCGCTAAGGCGATAAGTCAAATTAGTTCTCAAAAAGCAGCCAAAGGGATTTCATTCCAAGGTACACTGCGAGGCAACAGCCATGCAAACGGAGGTATTGATTTAGGGAATGGAGTAGAAGCCGAGGGTGGTGAGAATATGTATTCAGACGGACAAAGCACATTCATTGTAAACAAACAGGCGTCCTCTCTAATCAATAGAAAAGGAATACTAGGCGCATTAAGTCATCTTAACCAAAGTATAGGCGGTGGAGTTCCTCTAAGCACTCCAACCACCTTTGCGCAAAGTGGGGGGCAAGTAAGTATACAATCGCCATCAAGTCAAAACGCATCCAACCAAAGTGTAATTGACGGAATCTCTGAAAACATAAACGAGATTCGAGTTATAAACGTAGCAGAGGACACGATTAGCGTAGCAGATGAAAGTATCACGGTACAAAACGAAGCAAA